CAGTCGTCTCACTCGTGGTAGAGTTCCACTCATTCGCCTCCCTCACTTCGCTTCATGCCAATGAACTTGGTATGCAGCAGTGTTCACTAAAGGTTGATTGTTGACTTAGAAGTTATCACCCGTTGCAGGTTCTCCCTGCACTCTATTCTGCTACTAACATAGCTTTGATAAGCGGAAAGGAACACCTACTCCCTTGCGGGATTACTATGTCTACCGCCTATCTTACTATTGATTTAGTTTTAATGCATATTCTTTTACTTCATCTATATCTTTTAGATTAATAATCTTATGCTTGGTACATATATCGTAACATTCTTTAAGCAAGTTAAAGCCTGATGTATCACCTGTCGCACCGAATACATACATATCGGACACCCAGATTCTTCTAGCTGGCATAGTAGCTAACCATTCTAAAGCTGGGCCGTCAACAACATTACCACCACCTGAGTGATTGTATAGATATGTATCTGTAACACGCTTACCATTCTGTGCAATGATATGCAAGTCACCTGTAATATGTGAACCGTTGTACATTGCAATGTTAACAGCAGGTAATAACTTCATAATTTCTAGTATGTCATCACTGTTAAAGTTCATAGAACCTGATGCGTCTATCAATATAGTACCGCCTTTAACATTAAGTTTTTGTTTGAATATCTTTTTGTCAATACAAAATCTGTTAATGTATTTAGGATTGTAACCGTAATCCATAGGTCTATATTGCCTAGAACCTTTTAGTTTAGATTGCAAGTTAACTGTTAATGGTGGTGTATGTATATTCATTTTCCCCCAATAACCTATACCACTGCCTGAATGATAATTCATCTTGTTAAGTAATTCATTACGCATTCTATCTTCTAATGATTTAACAGTACCATCTATTTCACCGTCATCACTTTCTTCGCTTTCTTCACCTTCTGCTGATGATGGCTGTGGTACTGGTGGTGTGTATGGTTCTGGTGGGTCCATAAACATATCCAAATATTTACTTAATACTGCTGCTTGCTTTTGAACTTTCCTATAACTAGGTGTTTGTCCTGCACGGTTATTCATAATTGCCCTAGCAAATTGTTGTATTAAAGATGTTGCTACATTAAGTTCTGCTTTACGCATAGGTGATAATGTTATATCATCTTGTGCTTGTTCTAACAATGCAAATAATTGTTTGACTTGGTCTGTACCTTCTGAAAAGTTGTACAAACTTTGTCCTCTTTGCATTGTAAAATTATCTATACCATACAATAACAAGTTAGCAATAGGCATATTCTTAATCATATTTGCTATATAACCTCTATGAATATCCATACACATAGTAGGTTCGTTAATAGGTTTGTCGGCTCGTGATAATAAATAATTAACACGGACACTTTCTAATACATCTACTGCTTCTTTGCGTGTACCTGGTTTTAGTTTACCGCGTGTAGCTGGTGACCATTTAGCATAACCTAACTGCTTGCGTCTAATCATACGACTATGATTAACACCACATAATGCACAATGTCTATCCAAAGGTACATACATTTTCTTATTTAGATTATCTGTATCTGGTTCTGGATTTATATCGGTTGTTTCATATACATCCCAACTATCCCCAGTTACAATTTGGGGATAGGGATATGCTTTGTCGTTACTATACACGGGATATGTCAATCGCGTCTACTAATTCTTCGGCATTATCACCGAAGACTAGCTTACCTGCAGTTTCTGGTGTGAAACCTTTAGCTTGTAAGTCAAAGAATTCTTTCCAAGCACGAACAGATATGCGTTCTTCTGGGTCATCAACAAGCGTAGTGTCATTGATAACATCGTGCCATTCCTTAGGGAATTGTGCTAATGCACTTGGATGTATAGTATTTACGTGAATTTTGACTGGAAACCTATCTTTCAATGCAAGTGGTAGACTTTCTGGTGGGCTGTTAGTTGTAGCAACAACTTGAAAACCTTCCGCTGGTCTAACTGTTTCCTTTGTATCATTGTTAAGTGTTAACATAGCAATGTCTTGGTCATCTAGTATAGCGTGCAAGAATGTCATAGCGTCTGGTGATGCGTGGTCAATCTCATTGATAACCAATCTACCGCCATTACGCCAGGCTTGTATTGCAATACCATCGTGCCATTCAAATGTACCTGTGCTAGATGGTTTGTAAAAACCTTCTAAGTTTGCAGAAGCTGTGTCTTCTGTCATAGTAATTTGAAATACATTAGCAAGTCCATCCATAGTCAATGGTGTACCTTGCTTAACTGCACTGTATGTTTTACCTGTACCTGGTGGCCCGTATAATAATACACGCCTGGATTTACCTAGTACTTGTTGTATTAATTTCCAACAATCGTTGTTAGTATTTGTCATAAGTTCCTTCCTTATTCTTCTTCTTGATAACCATTAGGTATCCATTTACAATAGATATCTATTTGATTATTATTTTTTCTTTGACACACAATAAATTTACCTAAATCTTTTAGGTGTTCTATATTCTTTTGTGTGAATTGCATTATATTTCTAGCTGTACCTGATATCCATCTTGGTGATGTGCCAATCACAAACCAAGTATCTGGTGTAGCTAGTAATACTTTAACTTTCTCATCACTGAGAAGTTTAGCTTTGTTACCTCTGCCTGCAGTCTCCGGTTTGCCCGGTGTAGCTGCATACATACCTGTTGGTAGTGTCATTCGTCTTGTCCTTTCAAGTATTCTTCAACATCGTTAGCTATATTGTCGCCTGATGTTATTGTATCTAGATTATTAATAGTCATATCCATTAACTTATGTGTATCTTTTGTCAAGTGACATTGTATAGATGTTGGTTCTATTGATAACCAACTTCTAAATACACCACGCTTTTCACTATCTTGTCTAATCTGTTCTATCTCTGGTATAGTAAATGTTTCTCTACCTTCTGTTAGTGGATGCTCGGTCATAAAGTCTGTCATAACTTCTGCTCTAGCTTGTGTAACTATAGACATAGCTTGAACTATTGCTTGTAGATTAGTTACTGCGTCTACTTCTACTTGATATACCTCTGGGTCATCAAATGCATCTTGTTTATCACCGTGACTATCAAAACCTGCAAATGCTATAGACACTGTATAATTTTTTACATTACCTTGTGGATTTGCACGGATATGTCCTCCCATTATTCCTCACTTTCATACCAACTATCGTTGGCTTTGTATGCTTTTTGTATTTGGTATATCACTGCTTCGTGTAGCATTGAACACCAGCCTTTTACTTTGTCGTCAAGTTTTTGATAGTCACTAGATTTAGCTGCGTTATCTAAATCATTGAGTGTCCATACAATAACTTGTTTAAGTTGGTCATTGCTTAAGTCGTTAAGCATTTCGTCAACATCTGGTATAGCCATATACACTCCTCTCTTGTCGGCTGATTGCAAAAATGCTGAAGCCGACAAGAGAAGGGCATTTCTTATGTCGGCAACAACATTTATTTATGGATGTTACTCGGTATGAATAACTTGTAATCTACTTCCACCTATCTGCAGCACGCTACAGCTTACAGTTCTTAATAGATTACAAGTTACTCACACTATGGACATCACTTGCGTGACGGCTAGTAAGGGGCCTAGCAGCGTGAGTAACCTTGCATTTCAAGTGAGTGTTTCCGTACTTGAACTGTCTTGTGCAATCGATAGTTTTTCTACCATAAATCTTTTTTCTATTACATCATCTAGTTTACATTCCTCACATTGTTTGTAAGGATTTTTAGTACAAGATAAATATGGACACGATAAATCTATATTGCTATAGTGTTTAGTGGTCACAATTACCTCCGCAAGTTGCGTCAAATTCCTCAGCTAAATGAAATACTTTTACATTCATATCGTGTCGTTTACACCATACTTGTAAATGTTCTTTGTCACTAGTTAAACCTACTTCTAACATTAACCAATCACTTGGTGATACATTAGTTGGTCTTTCTAATTCACAATTTGTACAGTGTGCATACAATACTATGTCGTTAGGTGTAGTGTCGAATTTAATTGACATCAAAATCTATACCTTCCATTGCTTCTTTAGCTACTGGCATATCTGCAATAACACCTTTAAGTTGGTCGTGCATTTCTGATGTTTTATCAATTGCTTCTTGTGTTTCCTTATCGTCCCAAGGATACTCGGTTGTACCATTGCCATTACCTAGTTCTATGTCCCATACATTTGTCATTGTTAAGTCATACTTTCTAGCTATATGATTGAGTAATAAGAATGGTTCTCCCCAAGCAGAATCAAATGATAATATAACTTTACCTCGGTCATTGTCATAGGTTTCATCTATAATTCTAGTATCACAATCTCCCCATTTAGTTCCCCAGTTACGATACTGCCAATCAATTGGTTCATAAGTACCGTGTTTATCTGTGAGTTCTTGCTTAGTTATATCTAACATAGGTCTAGCACCTTCGTCATCCTCAAACCAGGCGTCAACTCGAACATCATCAAATGTTCTAGCACCTTGTCGTATTGATTCGAATATCTTAGGCATAGGAAAACACTCGGTTAATTCATATACTGTTACTTCGTCTTCGTCCATAGTAATGTCGTTAGTAATAGTTTTCATAAAAGCTTTTACATCTACTTCATTACCTGATAATGTCACTGTGTTTTGTGTCCAGTTAGGCATTATTCCTCCTCTTTCATAATGTCATTTACTACTTCGTTCATTTCCATAACAAATGTTTTGACTTCGTCTGGTGCATTGTTGAATGCAAACTCGGTAAAATCTGTGCGTAACTTAGCATTAGCCATAGTTCCTGCAAGTAAACCACGCAATAATTCTGGTGGGTTATTACCTTTTAATCTGTCCTCGTCCATAAGATAGTCAAGTATGGTCATTTGTATCATAGCTAAAAGTTCTATCTTATCTTCTACGCTACCTTCTTGATACATACCTTTTATACTCATTTATTCCTCCTCTATATTTAATGTATCGAAACACTCATCGTGTGTCCCTGTTATTAATAGTTCTCTATCACCAATGCTTAGTTCTGGAAAACATTCTTGAATTAACTTACCTTGGTTGTACCAAAACATACCTTGTGTTGGTATATCTAGGTGACTTACCTTGTTACATACAATACAAGGTTGTGTTTCAACTTCGTAAGTATCTGCTTGTATATCTTTACCTATTACTGTAAACATAACTCCCTTTCTTTTATATATATTCTGTCTGTCGATTGCGTAAGTGCAGAGACAGACAGAATATAATAGTCATTAGAATGGTATAGTATCATCCTCATAATCACTACGGTCTGGTTCAACCTCGATGAATATCTCATCTTTAATACCAAGATAATCTAAGTCACTCTTGATTCGTGACTTCATTTGTTTATCTTGTTGGTTGTTGATAGCATACGCTACCATATTTTCTAGTGTAGTTATTTGACTCTCATCAAATATACTATCTAGTGTTTCCATAGCTTTATGTATAGCTACTATGTCATATTTCTGTGGCGTGTCTGCCATAGTTATATCCTTTCTATTGTCGTTAATCGTATAGTTGTAACCAGGTAAAAACCTGGAAAAAAAATAAAATTTTTTATACCTAGTGTATACAAGGTGCCGAAGCACCTTGCATACATAAGTATTGGGATTACTCTTGGGGAAGAATTCCCTCAAGAGTATCTATCTCAACACCTTGTTGAGATATTGCAGTTTTCACTGCATTGCTAATTGTGAGAGTTTCACTCTCATTATTAGCTTTATTATTAGGATGTGTTGGTGATTGTTTAGACAATTGCCAAGCACCTTCCTTGGATAGGTGCGTAGGTGCATCTCTCCAAGTTTTTGACTGTTTGTCAAAGACTGGTAGCCATACCATATCGGAATACTTGGTGTATTCCTTGCCTGTTACTACGCAAACGCGTGGTGCAGGCATTATGTTTTTATTAGTTTTAGGTTCTACAACCTTTTCTTCACTCATCATTTTCCTTTCATAATTGAGTTACTGCTATGATATATATTTATATATCTGTCTGTTCTCTCGAACTCATAAAATGAGAGAGAGAACAGAAAGATATTTAATTATTGCAGAAGTTACAAGCGCATAACCAAACAAGATTATCATCTTGTTTAACTAATACATAACTGCTTTCGCACATATTGTAATCCTTTCCGATTTCATAAATCGGAAGGAAAGGATTACTATTGTGTAAAGCATTATGATATTGTCTACGCATAATGGAACTTAAAACAACTACATAGTCTTTCATTTTAATATAATATCCTTCTATCCGACTTCATAAGTCGGAAGGATAGAAGGAATATTATATTTAAAGACTATGTGTAGTTTAAGTTACAATATATGCTTGACATATATGGTATGACTACCATATGTCAACCTGACGTTGTTCTTTATAGTACGTAAGGTCTAAAAAATATGTTGGTAATCTTTACAGTATGTATAGAAGAAACCCTGTCAGTAGTTGCCTTTTTGAGCATGAGCGGGCATAGACAGAAGTGAAGCTGATTAAACCTTTTCTAGTGTCCTTGAGTACTGCCTTTGTCTTTCTAGTTTACACTCTCACGTGTCAGCAGCTTTCGATGTCCCGGTCACCACTTTACTTGTAACAAAATACTACAGTTTAATGTTTGTAATAAATGGAACTATAGCATATAATTCTCACTATACAAACATCTACAGAAAGTTAGTTAAAAATGTCGACAAACCTCATATGCATAGCCGAAGGTTGCAGGAAAAAATTACGAGGTAGACAACGCAAATTTTGCTCAGGGACGTGCCAGAAGCGTCAATTTGCCCGTGACAAGCGACATAATGACAAAGTGGACTCCAAGCCCATAAATAAAGAGTACAATAGTGATACAGGGGACTACGCATCAGTGCGTAGAGGACAGTACTACCGAGCTTTCGTAAGCGAAGGTATAGCTGAAACAGTTGCAACTGGTGGGATAACGGTAGCTGACGCAGCTTCCCTCCTTGGTTGCACTTCAGCTACTGTGTCCCGCATGCTTGCTGCCTACAAAATAGATAGTAGAAACGAAGTAGCTGCAGAGGATTGGGAGCTATCCGAAGACGCAAAGTCCGCATTAGAAAATTTTTCCGACTTCCGACACAAATACTTTAGAACAGAACTAGGAAAACATTATGACACCGCAGATTTTCATAAGAATTGGATTAATAATATTATAGATAGTATAGAAAACGGTAAAGAATTACTGATACTGTCACCCCCCAGACATGGAAAGACTGAATTATTAATACACTTTGCAGTATATCAAATATGTAAAAACCCTAACACACGTATTATGTGGGTAGGTGGTAACGAAGATATTGCAAAGAACGCATTATCTGCTGTCTTGGACGTATTAGATACTAATGAAGAATTACAACAAGACTTTTGTCCACCTGGTACAAACTTTAAACCTGATAACAGGTCAGGTAAAAACTGGTCACAAAATCAATTTACTGTAGGTACTAGAACTGTTGCAGGTATTAAGTCACCTACTATGGTTGCTGTAGGTAAGGGTGGAAAGATTCTATCTCGTGACTGCGATATTATTATTGCTGACGACATTGA